GGGGGGAGGGCGCAGGAGGAGGAGGCAATGGTGGCGTAGGCGCGGGAGATTCCCTTAATACTGGCATAGGTGGTTTTGGAGGCAAAGGGGGCTCAGGCTCAGGCGCAACAGCAGGAGGGGCAGGTCAATCAATTGATCGCGCTCAACTATTTACGGCAGGTGATCTTATTCCAATTGTAATTTCTACAGGCGCTGGAACTGCCTCTTGCACCATCACTTGGTAATCATTTTATGGCACTCAACAAACCCACGGGCGACATGCTCAACGCTGGCAGCAACTCTGCCGCGCAGGACCTCGGCACGGCAGCAGCAGGCACGTCGTCTAGCTACTCGCGGGCGGATCACGTTCATAAAAAGCCCTCTGCCGCAGACGTTGGCGCGATTGCCACGTCGCAGCTGGGAGCACTCAGCGGAGTCGCTACGCTCGACGGCGCTGGCAAGCTGACCACGGCTCAGATTCCCGCGCTGACCACGGCGCAGATCTCGCAGATCTCTCCCGCTGCGATTGGAGCAGTGGCAACCGGCGATGTAATCGCCATCAACAAGGGCGGCACGGGCTCAACAACCGCAGCAGCAGCACGCACCGCGCTGGACATTACGCCCGCGACTATTGGCGCAATGGCGACCGGCGAGCGCGCTGGACTAGCAACACTGACCGCAGGCACGCTGACAACCACGCAGGCGCTAGCGTTGACCGGCGACGTGACCTCCGCCGCAGGCAACCCCTCGACGGTTGTCGGCAAAATCCAAGGCAAGGCGATCTCAAACGCAACGCCTACAACCGGCCAGACGCTTGTCTGGGATGGCGCTCAGTGGGCTCCGGCGACGAGCAACAACACGGGCGGCGGCGGCGGGGCTAACGGGCTGACGTACTTTTTAAACGAGGGAAACTCTCCAGACGCTCCTGTTACAAACATTCAAGGAACCGTTTACCAACTCGGGCGCGTTGGCGTTCCAATTGTTTCGACAATCAACAGCGGCACGCTGACAAAAGATACATGGACGCCACTAATTGGCTTTGTGTCTGGCACCTTAGATCCAGAGGTGGCTCTTATCCCGGCCGGGCTTTGGGATGCTAACGTGTGGGCATTTGGAGATGGTAGTCTGAATGATAAAACAAGTATTCGCACAAGAGTTTACGTTTACAGCACCGCCGGTGGAGGCACACTTACTCCAGTCGCCACATCTGCCTCGCAAGTTGTTAATGGGACTGTCGCTCAGTACGCTTTGACGGCGCTTGTGCCGCAAACAGAAATTGTTGTAACGGACCGTATTTACATTGCGATTGAAGCGCTTGCTATTACAAATGGGCACAGCGTCACTGTATCTTTTGGCGGCACAACTCCTTCGCACCTCCACACTTCGCTCCCATTGGTGGGGGGGACGGGCCTTTGGAAGTCGGTAGCGGGGTATCTCCAGCCGCAGGCAAGTTTACTGGTTAACGCTGACGTCGACGCCCTTGCCGCGATTGCCAACAGTAAAATCGCAGGGCTGGCAGCCTCCGCCACGACGGACACAACCAACGCCAGCAACATAACAACCGGCACGCTGCGCACGGATCAGCTATCAACCATCTCCGGGCTACCAGCAGGCGCGCAGGGCTCGGCAACGGTTATCCCCTCGGTGACAGTTGACGCCAAAGGGCGCGTCACCGCGCTAACCACGGCGGCGCTGGCAAGCTACGTCTTGACGTCCAATTTGACGACCGCAGCGACCGCGAGCAAAGTCCCGCAACTCGATGCCGCAGGCAAACTTTCAACGGCCCAGGTCCCTGCTCTGACCACGGCGCAGATCTCGCAAATCACGCCCGCTGGCATTGGCGCAGTGGCGACAGACCAATTGTCAACGCTAGCCAAACTTTCGGGGAGCACGCTCCGAACTGACCAGATGGCAGCGCTTACCGGCGACGTTACAAGCGCTGCCGGAAACCCTGCAACGACTGTGGAAAAGCTTCGTGGGCGCACTGTTGCGGCTACAGCGCCCGCGTCAGGGCAGGTGCTGTCATGGGACGGCACGCAGTGGGCTCCAGCTGCGAGCGGCGCTGTGTTTTACGCAACGGTGCGACAAACAACGCCTGTAACTCCCGACACAATTGGGGTTTATCTTTTGACGTATACTGCTGGTTCTCCAACAGTTACATGCACAAACGTAGGAGGTAGCGCGGGACTGACTGTTGGCTCTACTTTTTCAGCCACAGCCTTAAGGGCGTTTACAATTACTGCAATTAGCGGTAACGGCCTTGATGTTACAATGTCGGGAAGCCCATCGATAAATGCAACATCTCAAAACAATTCGGCGTATCGGGGTACAAACACCACGTTTATTTACCCAACTGGCGCGCAGGTAATTGACGGGCGCACAATTGAAATTGGGGACGTTGTGTTTTTTACTGCGCAGGTGGCAACAGCGCAAAATGGTCCGTGGGTTTGCACAACCAAAGGAGCAACTGGGATTTCTCAAGTTTTGACGCGCCCAAGCTGGTTTACCGGCATGGCTTATCCTCTTGCTTGTACAATCCAACAAGGGCCAACAAGCCAGGGCCTTACCTGCAATTTATACCCGACAACGGTGGGTGCTTTTGATATTACGGTAGGCGTCACTCCTTTGACTGCAAGAGTAATTAGCCAGCGAGGAGACAACGCGCTTTTGACGTCCAACATTACCGGCACCGCCGCAAATGTTACCGGCACCGTGGCGGTTGCAAACGGCGGTACTGGCGCAACCACGCTCACAGGGCTTGTCAAAGGCACCGGCACAACAGCAATGGTTGCCGCTACAGCGGGAACCGATTACGTTACGCCGTCTGGTAACATCACCGGCACGGCGGGGGGACTTAGCGCAACATTGGCGGTGGCAAGCGGCGGGACGGGTCAAAACGCCTACACAAACGGGCAGTTGCTAATCGGCAACACAACCGGCAGCACACTTACAAAAGCAACATTGACGCAAGGTTCCGGAATCGCGATTACAAACGGAGCAGGTGCTATCACAGTGGCTTATGCACCAACGGTTTCGACGGTTGCGCCAACTAGCGGCGACGGCGCTAACGGCGACTTCTGGTACCAATACTAGCCATGGGCATTTCCTCAAAAATCGCAGGGACATGGCAGCCAATAGCGAAAATTTACGCTAAACGCAGCGGCGTATGGGAGACCGTTAAAAAAGTCTACTCAAAACAGGCGGGAGTTTGGCAGCAAGTCTTTGCTTACCTTGGGATTGCGTGGACCTTAAGATGGTCATTTTCTGGGAAACGCGTTGGGTACGTTTACTATCACGCTGCAAACGCAACCTACTACGCCCCAGTGCACAACTCAGACGGTAGTGCGGTGATTACGCTCTACACGTCCACGGATTTAATTAACTGGACGATTTATGGAACACTGTCGCCAGACACGACAGTTTTTGGGACTGGGCGCTGGAGTAATAGTACCAGTAAAATTGTAACACAATTAGCTTTTTCAGCCATAAACGCCACTAGTTTAAAAGTTTACATACAATTTCAAGGCGTTTGGTACAACGCCAGTGGGGGTGCTGCTTTTTTTGCATTTAATGCCGAGATTATTCCAACAACTCCGCCACCAAACGCTTTGGGACTAGGGTTTATTTTTGTCAACAATGCAGGCGCAAGTTTTCAAAACTGTCAACGTTTTGCGACAGATGGCAGCAACACGATGACAGTTGGGTGGGATGCGACGACTCAATTTTTTCCCGGCACAATGAATCAAAGCGTTATTGTCTACGACGTTTACGGCTTTGAAAATAATTCTTACAATAGCGGTTATTTACTAGACTCAAGATCTGCAGCAACTTACCCGCTAAAAAGATTCACCGGAGTCGCTTATGGCGCGGGAAAATGGGTTGTGGTCGGATCTTACCAATACATGGCGGTTGTCAGCAATTTGACAACAAATTCAACGCGGCTGTTAACGTTGCTGGGGTCAAACGCTTTGCATTTTGGAGGTGTTGCGTTTGGAAACGGGAAGTTTGTTGCAGTTTCCGAAGACGGCAAGGTTATAACCTCCACAGATGCCGCCACTTGGACGTCACCGGCAACAATTGCTACCGGCTACGTTTTTACTGGCGTGCATTATTACAATGGACTTTTTGTAACATTGTCGCAAATAGGAAGTTCCCCAACCACGTTTAACGCATGGTCGTCTGCCGATGGGGTTTTTTGGATTAAAAACGTAATGCCTGGGACCTACCCTGAGCCGGTTGATTTAAACATTGCTTGGAACTCGTATCCAATGATCTCTGGCAACGCCACTAAGCTTTTGGCAAGTGGCGACGAAACGGGAATTTACTCTGGCTAAATGAACTGGCTCTCATCCATCCTCCCCACGCTTGCAACGGTCCTTGGCGGCCCCATGGGCGGCCTAGCCGTTGAGGCCGTAGGCAAAGCGCTGGGCATGTCTGACGCGACCGCTGACAAGGTCACTAAAGCGCTTAGTTCCGGAAACCTTACCGCAGAACAGATGGCAGCGCTCCAAGCTGCTGATTTCCAGCTTAAGACAAAGATGGCGGAGCTGGGAATTGATGCCGAAAAATTGGCCGCAGCAGATCGGGCGTCGGCGCGGGAAATGCAAGTCAAAACCGGCTCACACACGGTGCCGATCCTTGCGAGTGCCGTCACCGTGGGTTTCTTCGGGATCCTTGTTGGTCTAATGACTGGCGATCTAAAAATGTGGGAAGGCCACGCAGAACTTCAGATGCTGGTAGGCTCGCTGGCCTCCGCCTGGGCAATGATTGTCTCGTTTTATTTTGGCGCGTCCCACGTCCAGCCTGGGGAGAAAAAGTGACGGGCAAAACCGCCATGATTCCGCTATTCCTAAACTTGCTTTCACTTATCGCCCCAATACTTTGGGTGCTCGCTTCCGGTGCACTAGGCATCGGCATCGGCGCCTACGGCCCGCGTCTTTTTAACCACTTCAAGCATGACCGTCTTGCCCGTCCCACAAATCCCAAGAATGCAGCAGCGCTACCTCAACGAGGTGCCGCCCGCCGGGCTGGTGGTTCTCGCAAAACCAAACCGCGTCCTGCCGCCAGCGGGAATGGACGGAAACGGCCTCGGGCCTAACGCAATCACACCGCACTCAGGCATCTATGACGAGTCTGGACGCTTGCCAACGCCTGTTTCCACACTTACCTTTCTAAGCCATGCTTGAGCGCAACATCGACGAAATATTGAAGGTTAACTTTGTCAGCCTGGCGGCGTTTGCGGTCAGTATTAGCGACTTTTCTGAGACCGTTAAGCTGCTCGTGATGATCGCGTCATTAGTTTACACCGTCACAAAAATCGTTCAGACGGTTCAAGAAATCCGCGACAAAAAGCAAAAATGAACCTCTCCCGCAAAGGTCTCGATTTTATCATTGCCCAAGAAGCTACCTCGGAGGCGTATTATACCAAACACGAGGCCCACCCTAATTGGCCTGGAGAGGTGTCTGGCGTAACTATCGGAATCGGCTACGACCTCGGGTACAATGCAGTGGCGCAGGTCACTCGCGACTGGGGGGCGCATATATTCCCACGCAACCTAGAGCGATTGAGTCGCTACTGCGGCGTGACCGGCGAGGCCGCTAACCAGGCGTGCGTCGCGCTACACGACATTGAGATCCCGTGGGATGCCGCGTGCCAGGTATTTGAGGAGCAGACGGTGCCGCGTTTTTATCTCCAAATGCTGCGGATTTACCCGCACGCCGAATCTATCCCGCCGGATGCCGCAAGTGCTTTGCTCTCACTAGTTTTCAACCGCGGCACTAAACTCACAGGCGAGCGGCGCACGGAGATGATGGACATCCGTAACGCGCTGGCAGACGGTAGGTTAAGTGATATTCCTGCTTTGTTTCGCAAACAGGTACGACTTTGGCCCGATACGGAAGGGCTCCGTGATCGCCGAGTGGCTGAGGCTGAGCTATTTGCGCAGGCGCTTGCGTAAACTAAGCTGGTTGGGCTAGAGTGGGGGGATGGACTTTAAAAAGTATCTTGGCGAAATTGGGCGCAAGGGGGGGGCTGTAAAATCGGCTAAAAAGGCTGCCGCGTGCAGGGAGAACGCAAAAAAGCCGCGTCCTAACGCACGCAAAGATAAGGGGTTAGCTTAGGGCTGAAAAATAGTTTCACTTTTTTCTTTACTAGCGAAACGGCTTAGCTAAGATGTGCGCCATGCAAGAAAATATCAACTCTCCCACAGTTAACTGGGACGTCGCAGAGGCCCACCAGTCCTTCCGGGCGATGGAAGACGCCCTCATCCGGGCGCAGACAACGCCCTCCATCGAGGCGGGCCGGCTCCAGCTCATTGCCGAGTTGGGCGCCGAGCTGGGCGCCTTGGCTGGAGTGGCTCTCGAAGAGCCTTCCGATGCGACCATGGCCGACCGCATCGCTAGAGCGGCCACGGTGTTGGCCATCCGCGCCCGAATGGTGTTGGCCGACCAGGCAGCGGAGTCCGCCGTCCAGGCATTTGCGACGCTGACCGCTCCCCAGCGCCTGGCCATGATGGCGACTGTCGGAGGCAAAACCTACACCGCAACCGTTGGCTCTTGGGGCGCTACGGTCGTCAACGGTCTCCTGCGAGAGCCTAACCAGCCGCCGTCCGCGGTGTTTTCGGACTGGGTATTTCAGTCAGGAGACGGCGGAGGGGACCGCGCTGTCGATGCCTGGGCGCCCAGCCGCCTAGTGACCGCGGAGGACATCGCCGCCGCCCGCGGTGCGTAGGCCGAAACGCCCACGGGGGCGTCTGGCGGTAATGCCGCCACTGACGAGGCCGTCAGAGTCAAAAAACGAACCAAACGAACAAAAATGAAACCACTAAAACTCACAGGCGCCAACAAAATCGCCATTGAAGCCGCGCTGCTCGCCGTCAACGGCAAAGCTTGCGTGCACACCTACACCCGCGCCAGCGAGTTAATCTCCGGCGCAGCGCTGGCAGAGCTTGCCCTAGGGAGGTTGGGATTACCCAAGAGCGCATGCAAGGGCGCTCGTGTGGTACTTGCCAGCGGGCAAAAGTTGCCCTCTGCCTACAAATATAAAGTTCGCATCACCCAGGCGACGCTGGTGCGGTGCGCCACAGGCTGGACGCTCACGGAGCTCTCCAGCGTCGAGACATGGCACGGTGGCGGCAGCATGCTAACTCTTACGGCTGCCCAGGACGAGCGGATCGTGGCTGGCGTGCGTGCAGGGTATCGCATCGCCAAATAATCTTATGAGCACCTCACACTTCCGGATCCCGCTCGGTGATTCGCACCTGCGCCCGCGCCCACAGCGCACCGCCGCTGCCGTCTGGCTGCTGGTGGGCATCGCGCTGCTGATGGCCGACGGGTGCGCCATGGCGCATTTTGCCGACTCTGGCGTCGAGGCCTGTATTGTGGCCGCGCTGACAATGCCAACAGGCATTTTTGTTATTTTGGCAGCCATGGAGGCACGAAAATGAGCAGAATCATTACGGCATTTAAAAAGATCCAGGCTCGCATCATCGAGCTATCGGATAAAGGGGAGAATAACCAAGTCATTGCCCGCCAGATGGGGCTCAAGACTTCCGAGATCAACACAATTTTGGAGGAGCACCGCGACAAACGTCCCAAGCCAAAGTATGGGTTTGAAGCGCTAAAAGAGCTGGCAAAACAAGCGGGGTTGCTCTCATGAGGAATGATTCCCAGCGGTTGGAATTTGCAGGACAGCCGGAACTCCCGCGCCGGCAGTCTCACCTTAAAAAAATGCGAAAGCATGATCGCGATAAAGGGGAACCTAATAAATGGGCAAAAAGAAAAGGGTTTGCAAAAGGTGTGTTTGCGCAGGTTGAAAAACACAAACAAACCCGACGCGAAGATTGTGTCAAAAGTTTGATTGAAACTCCTAAAAATAAAGCACTTGAGCCTTTGAGGGAGGCTCGCATCAAAATAAAAATGGCGCTTGATCGAATTAAAAAACAAGCGGGGTTGCTGCCATGAGGCGGCCCGCTTGTCAGTCACTGTTAATGCAGGACGCCTACCCCTCCCAGGCCGAGGGAGGGCTAGAGGGAGGCGTTTGCGGCGCATTAAAGCGAGCCTTAAAAGCATGGGATCAAAAGCGCTGGGATGGCAAAAACGAGTTTAAGTACGGCGGCGCAAATAGTCTGTATCGCCGCGCTAAACCAACGACTCGGGCTGAAATTACCTGGAATCCAAGGCCGAAAAAGCCCAGCGCCATCCCCATCAAAGTCCCACGCGCTCCACGCCCGCCACAGGGTCCGCGCTCGGAGAAAAACAGCTTGCCGCACCTAAGCCGGGCTCAAAATTACAAGCGCAACCTGACCCCAGAGCAGCAGCAGACGCTACTCGCCCGGCGTCGGGAGATCTACCGAGCCAAACATGGACCACCCAAGCGCCGGCCAACTCTCGACCTCGAAAAACGCAGACAATCAGTCAACCGCGCCTGCGCAGCATTTCGCGCACGTCAAAAAGCAAAAACCAAATGAACATCCGACCGTCATCACTTCCCAAGTTGGCCCTCTGCGGCCAGTACGAGGGCACAAAAACAACATCCCCTGCCGCAGCTCGCGGCACCAACCTAGATGCGTTTTTTCGCGACGGCTGGGGTAGCGGAGATTTCCCTGGCGGCCTAGCCGACGCCGACAAAGAGGCCGTCGAGTGGGCCTGGAGCCAGCTTGCTGGCATCAACGCCGACGACAATTCGCGCCACATTGAGACCCGCGACGCCGAGTGCAAAATCAAGATCCCTGGCATGCCTGCAGGTGGGACCGCTGATGCGATCTGTGTTGAGCGTCGGTGGCATGCTGACCTTAAATCGGGCCAAGTCTACGACTATCAGGCGCAAATGGCAGCCTACGCGCTCGGGCTCATGCACACCCATATAGAGCAAGAATGGACGGCCTACCTGCTGTTTTGCGACCAGCGCAAAGTTGTGGTGCACCGGTTTACCTACCAGTCTGCGCTGGAGGTAGTTGCGGCGGCGCTCGCCAACGTTGGTCAACCTCCGACCCCTAACGATTTTTGCGGCTGGTGCGTCCACTCGCTGACATGCGCGCCGAGACTGGCAGCGCAGGAGGCGGCTCTGGCGACAACGCAGGGCTCGTTTCTGGGGGTTCTGGCTGACCCGGCACTGCTCGCCCAGTTTCTCGACCGTTGTAAAATATTTGCAGCATTTGAGGACGCCGCGCGACTGCGAGCCCGCGAACTATTAGACGCGGGGCTGGAGGTCCCAGGCTGGCGGCTGCAAAAACCACGGATTAGCGAGACGGTGGGAGCGGAGACCTTAGTGGCCGCCGCCGTAGACATCAATCCCTTGGACATCATTCGCGCTCAAGGCGCAATCACCGCAAAAAAAGCCCGAGAACTTTGGCAGAACGCAGGGCTTGAATTGCCAGAAGTTGCCATCTCAACCAAGTTTTCAATCCCTGCCCTTGTGCAGGCCTAACCCTCACGCAGTCAACAAAAAAAACACAATGGAACTAATAACAAACACAGAATTTAACACCCTCGAACGCTTTGCTACCATGATTGCAAAATCAGGTATGGGCGGCTTTAAAACGCCAGAGCAGGCAATGGTAGGCTTAATGCTAGCAACCGCCGAGGGCATCCCCATTGGCCGTGTCATCCACGAGTATCACATCATCAATGGCAAACTAGCACTCAAATCGGAAGTGATCCTGGCTCGTTTTCAACGGGCTGGGGGCACCCTGCGCTACTTCCGAAACTCGGAATCGGTGGTCGAGGTTGTCGCATCGCATCCGTCTGGAGGCGAGCTGTCGATCCAATGGACGATCGAGCGCGCTAAAAAAGCCGGGCTCACCGCAAATCCCACATGGCAGAAACATCCGGCCGCAATGCTCAGGGCGCGCGCTGTAACGGAGGCAGTGCGAGCAGTTTACCCCGCATGCTTGTCGGGCCTAATCGAAGAAAGTGAAGCCATTGAGATCACTGCGACCAGTATTCCGCTCCGGCCGATGCTGCCCGTGCCGGACCTAAAAGTTAAACTCGCAGAAGCGTCCACCTTGGACGAACTTCGCGATGCCTGGGCAACCGTGCCCAGTGAAACGCCACCTTCGGAACTCGAAGAACTAACCGCAGTGAAAAACCAAAAGAAAACAGAACTCGTTAAATGAAAATTACTTACACAGTGCCGTCGGATCAGCAAAATGTAGTGATCCCCGTGGGTATTTATAGCGCAAAGTGCATCTCGGTTGTCGATGGATTTTCAAAAGCTGGAAATCCGATGGCGCTGTTAGAATGCCAAGTCGGCACAATGATGCTTGATTACCGCCTAACACACACAGACTCGGTTTTGTGGAAAACTAAGCAAGTGCGTCGGGCCTTTGGATTTATGGATCCATCGGGCGAACTGATTGATTTTGACACCGAAGAATTTGTCGGGCGTGAGGCGCAATGCCTGGTCGGGTACGCGGAAAAAATTGCCAAAAGTGGCAGCCCTTATATTGATCTGATCGAGTTTATTGAGCCGGGCAAAGAAGAGCAGGCGACAACAAAACTTGCGCAAATCATTAAATCAGAGGCAGATCGCAAACGAAACGCCGACGAATTAGACGCCGCAGGAATCGAGCCGTTCTAAAAATTCCAAACGAGGGGCGCGACTCGACAACGCGCACAACTTAAAATGATCAAACTCAGAGAATATCAAGCCGCTGCCATTGAGGGAGTGCGGCATGCAATGCGAGCCAAGAAAAAACGAGTGCTACTTGTCGCTCCTACAGGCTCAGGCAAGACTGTAATGTTTGCACACATCGCGCAAATCGCAGCAAGCCGAGGCAATCGCATCGTGATTTGCGCGCACCGTGAAGAGCTTATTGACCAGATTTCCGGCACACTGAGCAGTTTCGATGTTCCCCACGGATTTATAGCCGCGGGACGCAAACAAGCACTCGGAGAGTTAGTTACCGTTGCGAGCATTCAAACTTTGGTTAACAGGCTCAACCTAATCACGCCGCAATTGATTATCCTGGACGAGGCGCATCACGCGACTGCTGGCTCGTGGCGCAACGTCATCAACGCTTACCCGCAGGCAACGCTGTTAGGCGTTACCGCCACGCCGGAGAGGCTAGATGGTTCTGGGTTGGGGGATATCTTTGAGGCCATGGTACAAGGTCCGCAGGTCAAAGAATTGCAGGCACTTGGGTTTCTTACGCCTGTTAAATATTTTGGTCCACAGACGGTGGATCCTTCCGAGATTGCAAAACGCGGGGGCGAATATACGACCCGCAGCGCAGAGGCCGCGATGATGCCTGCAGGCGATATTGGTAAAATCACTGGCAAGGCGATCGACGAATACCGCAAGCACGCAGACGGGCAGCCGTCCGTCGTTTTTTGCGTTAGCATCGAGCATGCAAAGCGGGTTGCAGCACAGTTTTGCGACGCGGGCTACAAATGGGCGTCAATTGAGTCGACAATGAGCAAAGAGGACCGCCGCCAAGTTGTGGCAGACCTTCGCTCTGGGGCGCTGCACGGAGTGAGTTCTTGCGACATTATCAGCGAGGGCTTCGATCTTCCGGCAGCGTCCGTTGCCATCCTATTGCGGCCGACTAAATCGCTCGGGCTGTACATGCAGCAGGTCGGGCGAGTGCTGCGCCCAGCGCCGGGTAAAACCCACGCAATTGTGATTGATCACGTTTGTAATGTTGGAAAAGTTGTCGATGGGAAATGGGAGCAAAATCACGGCCCAATCGAACTTGAACGGGATTGGAATCTTGATGGTAAAGCCCGCATCAAAGTTTCCACAATCCCCTGCAAGCGGTGCCCCGAATGTTATGCGCTCAATCCGATTCAAGTTCGGTTTTGCACTGAGTGCGGGCATGAGTTTGTTGTGGAAAAAGCAGAGCCGCCACCGTCAACCGGCGTGATTGCCGAAGTCTCTCAAACCGTTATGGCGGCACGCGATGAAGAGTGGATTCGGTCGGCCAAATACCCGGAAGTGATGAAGTGGGCGCGAACAGAAGAGCAATTACAAGAGGTCGCCAGGGTGCGCAATTATTGGCCAAAATGGGTTTATATAACGCTTGAAGGCCGCCGCAAAGCGCGCGAAGGTTTTGCTGCATCACGGACCCGCTGCCCATGACCGAGTCGCAAATACAAGCAAAGATCCTGTTTGCTCTCGGCCGCCGCCCAGACGTACGGATCTTCAGAAATAACGTCGGCGCATTTAAGACTGCCAATGGTAATTTCCAGAAGTTTGGGTTATGTGTCGGCTCTGCTGATCTTATTGGGTGGGTGACAGTTAACGGGCGCGCGATATTTCTTTCGGTGGAAGTCAAAACAGAAATCGGCACACCGTCGGACGAGCAAAAAACTTGGTTAAAAAACGTGAAACGAATGGGCGGGATCGCCTTTATTGCCCGTTCGCCAGAGCAGGCACTACAAAAACTAGAAGAAGAAATTGCAGATGAAACATATCGAATCAGCTAACGCGGTTGCACTTGCAGACTTCCTCGGGCGCCTGAACCAATGGTTGCCTAACGGCAAAAAACATGGCCAAGAGTGGTGCGTGGGCTCGCTCTCTGGGGAACCTGGGGACTCGCTTAAAATCAATATTCAAAAAGGGGTTTGGAAGGACTTTGCGAGCGGCGAAGGCGGAAGTGATCCGGTGTCACTCTACGCGGCGCTGCACCACACCGGCATGCTCGACGCGGCAAAAGCCATGCTGGGCACTACAGCGGCAGTTTCTGCGCCGCCGCTGGCAGTAGTCGAGGATGACTGGAAGCCGCTGCGGATTGACGACTGCACGCCGATGGATCCAATGGCGGCAACCGCCCAGGCGGTGCATCAGTATTATAACAAATCTGGCGAGGACGTTGGGCACATCCTGCGATTTGAGAGCAACGGCAAAAAACGATTTGTCCCGCGCGTTTGGGGATATTTGCAATCGGACGGGTCTGAGTTGTGGACATCCAAGGGTTTCCCGACGCCACGGCCGCTTTACGGACTCATGCGTCTTGTGGCCAAGCCATCGGCGCAGGTGATCATTGTCGAGGGCGAAAAGTGCGCTGACGCACTACAGAGGGCGTTGCCTGAGGCCGTTGTGGTTTCGTGGGCAGGAGGCGCAAATGGGATCCGGCAGACTGACCTTCTGCCGCTACAGGGTCGCACCCTTGTGGCGTGGCCTGACAACGACGACCCGGGCCACAACGCGATGGCGTCTATCCCAGGCGCCCGAGTGCTGGAAATTCCGGCCGATAAACCAAAAGGCTGGGACTGCGCCGACGCGATCGCTGAGGGTTGGACGGCCGAGCAGTTGATGGCGTTTGTCGGGACCTCCACGGCCGAGGTGCCGCTGGTAGTGGTGGCGCCGCCGTTGGATGCGCCGCTTGCCGACGCCCGCGCGCTGTTTGCCGCCTACGGGGTGACGGTCAACAACCGAGGCGAACCAAAGGTTAACATGTCCGTGATCTATAGCTACCTTGCAGAGCATCCAACCTGGAAGGGGCGCATTTGGTACGACGCGTTCCGGAATCGGATACGCACAAACTACATCGGCCCAGAGTGTGACTGGAACGACACGGACTCCGCGCGGTTGCTGCTTTGGTTGCAGCGTGTTGCCCTGCTCGCAACCGCGGAAAAATCACACGTTGATGCGGCCGTCGGTCTCATCGCCCAAGACAACCGGCGCAACTGCATGACCGACTGGTTGACGAGTTTGACCTGGGATGGGGTGCCAAGGCTGGGGGATTTGATGCCGGTTGGGTTTGGCGCAACCCGAACGCCGTATTCTGAGGCAGTCGGGCGGTGTTTTGCCGTCTCGCTGGTCGCCAGGGTGATGCGCCCGGGGTGCAAGGTCGACACGATGCCGGTTTTTGAGGGCTCGCAAGGCATTGGCAAATCGACCGCGCTGGCAATCTTGGGCGGCGAGTTTTTTGCCGAATCGCATGAGCAGATCGGGACCAAGGACTTTAACCTCTCCCTTGATGGCCGGTGGCTGATGGAGCTTTCTGAGTTGCATAGCATGACAGCGGCCGAGGTGGAGCGCGTCAAAGCGGTGCTATCCACCGCAACCGACCGCTTCCGCTCGCCCTACGACCGGCACTTTAAGGAGGCGCCGAGGCAGGTTGTTTTCTCGGGCACGACGAACCGGGACGACTGGCACCAAGACCCCACCGGCGGCCGCAGGTTTTGGCCGGTGCGCTGCGGCGCAGTTGATCTTGTCTGGCTCGCAACGCACCGAGAGCAGATCTTTGCCGAGGCGCTAGCGCAGTACCGGGCCGGTCGCGACTGGTACAGCGTGCCCTACGACGCTGCAGCGCGGGAGGTGGCCAACAGGCGCGCTGACGACCCTTGGGAGGACATCCTGCGCGCTGGACTGGCGGAGACCCGCACATGGACCTCTGCTGACATCCTAGGAGGCCCGTTAGGTATCGACGTCGGCAAGCAGACGCTCAAGGACGCTAAGCGCCTGTCTGGCGTTATGGTCGCCCTAGGCTGGAGCCGGGTTAAGCTGCGCACCGACAACGGCACTCGCAATGGCTACCGCCTTATTCCGGCAATTTCAGATGTTCCGGCAATGTTCCGGCAATGTTCCGGCACCTAAATTGCTCAATGTTAGGGCAGTAGCACTGCTCTATATATTTTCTCTAAACATGTATTATATATATATAGGAGTGTGTGGGGGGGGTGTTGCTGCCAAACTTAAAACAAATGTTTTAGCGTTTTTTTGCCGGAACACCGGAGCAAAGTCGCAAGTGCAACAAAACAAACAACATAACAAAAACACGATCCGGAACATTGCCGGAACAATCTAAAAAATATGACAACTGAAACACTCATCAAAAAGCTGCGGAGATTTTTACCCCCTGGACCGTTGGCTCAGGAAATTATGATGGAAGCCGCCACCAGGCTGGAATTAATCGAATGGGAGTTGACCCAGACCATTGCCGAGGTCGCTTTACTTAAGCAACAGCGCGACGAGGCGCGCGAGATGGCATTAACGCTAATGGAGGCGGCAGACAGTTGCGAGTGGGCCGAGGGTTAACCTTGTAAAAATAATCCTTGCAGGTCGGCAATACCTGCCGCATACCGAATAAATGGATGAGGATATTATTGCCGACCTGCTCGATATGGGGATCCCAGAGCGCCACGCTGAGACGGTGGCGCGCTGGCATGCTGCCGAAGTGGCAGAGCATCGGGCCGACGCTACGGTTGAGGCCGCCACCCGAATTGTACGGTGGTTGCTCGATCCGTTGCCTAAGTTGTGGACGACAAGGGCAAAGGCTGTTGGCATTGCGTTTGCTATCGGACGCCAGGACATGGCGGGCTACGAGACGTTTGACGAGGCTGGGCAAGGGGAGGGCGTTAGCCATGCTACGGTCGCTAATTGGCGCAAAGGGGCAAACATTGCGCTGAGGCAGGCCCCCCCTAAGGAATCTCTTTAAGCTGGGGGTTTCGTCGCAGTGCCTGTCTCTAGTTCTTCTTTTTTATGAGTAATTCAAAAAATCCACGTTACCAAATCGAAATGATCAGGATTGAAACGCTGATTCCGTACGCGCGAAATTCCAGAACGCACTCGGACACTCAGGTCGCGCTGTGATTGATCAATGGTTAAAATGAAACTCTCCGACCAAGCCCAACACGCGCAAGTAAAAAACATTTTTGCCAAACTCAAGGCTGGCAAAACAATTTCAAAGCGCGAACAAGCGCAGGTTGAAGCATACGAGCGTGGGCAGGAGCCTCCCAAAACGACAAGGGAATGGGCGGCGCATTACGGCGTGTCGCACGTCACTATAATCAAATGGGGCAAGGCCGGGGCTCCGCTGAAGGGGACGGTTGAAGAGATGGACGCTTGGCGCGCGGCAAAGGTCAAGGAGACGCCCGTGGGGCTTTCTGACGCAAAGCTTCGCAAAACAATGCTGGAGGTTGAGCGACTGGAGATCCAGAACGCCCAAGCCCGAGGCGAACTTATCAACCGCGCTGAGGTGCGGGAGGCGGGGGTGCAGATTGGTGCCATCTTGTCGGCAGAGTGCCAAGCGCTGGTAAACGATTTGACGGGACAGATCGCGGGACAATCCGAAGAGGAGGTCCGGCCCAAGCTACAGGGCCGCATTGACCTTTTATTGGGCAGGGTGAAGGCCAAACTGCATGAATCCACTTAGTGATGGGGTCGCGGCTGGCATTGTCACCAGCTACCAGGGCGACCCGCTGGATTGGCTAGCGGAGCACGTCCGGCTGCCGCACTCGGCGCGCTCGACACGGTTTCAGCGGGACAACGCTCCCTGGCTTAATGACATTTTTCGCGCAGTCTGCGACGACCGGATCAAGCAAATCGTTGCCCGGGCGCCGACGGGCGGAGGAAAGACAACGTTGCTGGAGTTGGTCGTTCCGTGGGTCGTGGCCCAGCAGCCTGGGCCAATGATGTTAGTCGGCCAGACCGATGAGACGACCAAGGAATGGGCCGAGTCGCGATTGATGCCAATTCTTGAATCCTGCCCTCCAGTGGCTCGGCTGTTTCCGCATGATCGGCACCAAAAGAGGAAGACCGCCATCATGTTCCCACACATGGCTTTGTTTATGAGTGGCGCAAATATGAGTTCCTTGCAGGAAAAGTCGATGCGCTATTGCTACGGCGATGAATGCTGGCGCTGGGCGCCAGGGCTGGTGGATGAACTAAAGAAACGCCACCATTGTCGGTGGAACCGCAAGACCATCTTGGTGTCGCAAGGCAGCAAAACCGGCGATGATTTTGACCGTGAGTTTCACAGCGGCGTAGTCCACGAATGGGGCACCGAATGCGAAAGCTGCGGGGACTGGCATAAATATCTGTGGACCTCGATAAAATACGATGAGATCCGCGACGAGAAAAACGAATGGAACTGGGCAGGCGTCATGGCATCGGTACGGCATGAATGCCCGCTCTGTGGGCACGCCACGCTGGACACGACTCAGGGTAGGCGAGGGATGGCTAGCAGGGGGCGCTATGAGGTTGAGCACGGCGCCCAGCCTATCGCTGGCAACGTGTCGTTTACGTGGTCGGCACAAAGCGTTTGGTGGATTGCTTGGGCTGACATGGTGGTTGAGTGGCTTAAAGCCAATGAAGAAAAACGGCGGGGAAATACGGAACCGCTGAAGCAATTTCGCCAAAAACGATTGGCGCAATCATGGAGTGATGAGCAGGAGTCGCCCGAAATCAATCTAACGGCAGGGGATTATCACTTGGCAGATCATGGAGATGGTCAACCTATTGACGGAGAGGCCAAGCGATTGATGGCAGTTGACCGGCAACGGGATCACTTTTGGGCAGTATGCCGAGCGTGGCGGTCTGATGGATCCAGCCGCTTGATTTGGTGCGGAAAAGTACTAACTGAGGAGCAGCTCCGGCAGATTCAGCAACGGCTAAAAGTCCACGACAAACTGGTTTTTATGGATGCGCAGTACGACACAGGGTTGACCTACGCTTGTTGTGCTCGATGGAATTGGACGGCTCTGCATGGATCCGGCCGCAAATCGTTTCAGCATTCAGTCGGAAACAAAATGGTGGATAAGCTTTATTCGCCCGTAAAGGACGCCGCAGCTCCAACGGGAGGGCGAGCCAGGTATATCTTTTGGGCTAATGAAGGAGTTAAGGATCGGTTTGCACAGTTGCGGGCAATGGGATCACCAGTTTGGGAATATGGGCTAGATACGCCAAAAGATTACCTTAAACAAATTGTTGCCGAGGCTAAACGGGAAGTAGTTGATAAATTTACAAAAACGATCCAACGGCGTTACGTTCGGATCCATCGAGACAATCACATGGGGGATTGCGAAGCAATGGTGACGGCGGTGGCGCTGATGCTTGGATTATTACGCGAGACGGTAGTTGACGCAGAGGAAGACGGAGCATAATCTAAGAAAAGCTGATCAGAGCTCTTTGCCCTTGTGTTCCTCCCCGGGATGCGAGGGCTTAGTTTTTTTACACAACTGCCTTTAAGTAATGGCCTCCGCGATTCCTCAACTCATTCTCAAAGCGTTTCTTTCGCGCGACTTGATGGAACTCCGCGCACTCAGGGACGAGTTGCTGGATAAGGTGATCTCGGGCCAAGGCGGTTACCTAAGTGCATCAACCGTCAATGGTTCCAGCTTCACGTTTACATCGGGCATGAGTTGCCTGGACACGCTTCAGCACGTTCAGCTTGCGATCAGCTACAAAGAGACAGGCGTCTGCGCTCCTATTACGCGCACCACAATTCGTTTTGCATGAGCCTGCTTTCCCGTTTCAAATCGTTTTTTAAATCAGACGTGCCGCAAGTCAAGAGCGAGTACGAAGTCTATCGCCGCCAAAGACTTATCGAAGGCGGCGCGTGGGGACAGCGTCCGTTTTACCAAAACCATACACAGAGCATGGCAAAGGAACTCCCTGTTGGGGAGTGGCGCACGCTCACCTCCATGGCTCGGAAGCTTTATTGGAATGTGGGGTTGGTTAACAGTGCTATCGACCAGCGGGCAATGCTCACGGTGGGGAAGGCAATGCGGCCAATCTACACTGGCGAGGACAAAGCTTGGGGTAAACTTGCTGAAGCCTGGCTTAACGACTGGTTTCAGATCGCTTACACCGACGGGTCAAGCTGGTGGGATGCGCTTTTCCTTGAGTCGGTTGCTATTGATCGCGACGGAGATTGTCTGACAATCTGCACACTTTCAAAAAACGGATTTCCGCAACTTCAGATTGTGCCGTGGCATCAGATTGGATCAAGGGATGCTGACAGTGCGACCGTAAAAGATGGGCCCTACGCAGGGCACAGGATGGAAAACGGCGTGATCTTAAACGCGGCTGGCCGAGCAATTGCCTATCGCGTCATGGGCGAGACCGCTGACCAAGACCGCGACATCTCCGCCCAGGCTGCAATGATGACCTGCGACCGGCGCGAGATCGGCCAAGTACGCGGGATCTCTGGGCTTGCGCCGGCCATCCTGGGGCTTCGCTCGCTGAAAGAACTGGGCGACGACATTCGATTTGCTAGCAATGCTGCTGCAAAGATCTCGCTAATCATGGAGACTGAAACGGGGCTTGCGGATCCGAGCGATCCCGCTTACGCGCTCGATACCAACGCCGCCGCAAACGACGTCACTGGCATCCGAATGGAGCAGATGCAGGGTGGAAACGTCCAGTATTTCCGCGCAGGTTCTGGATCCAAAATCAGCCAACTCAAATCCGAAGTGCCCTCCGAGGCGCAGGATCGTTTGCAAGAACGCATCATCCGCGACGCCCTACTTGCAATGGGATGGCCTCCTGAACTGGGATGGGATATGAGCAAACTTGGGGGCGCCAGCGTCCGCATCATGCTTGAACTCGCAAACCGCGCCATTAGCGACCGGCACCAGTATCTATCGCAATACTGCAAACGTCGTTGCGCATTTGCGGTCGCCAACGCCATCAAGCTGGGACTGCTTCCGCCGTACAAAGGAAGCGACGCAGAGCGTGGAGGTGCGTATCAATTCAAATTCACGGCACCTCCGCAGCTCACCGCTGACTCTGGCTATGCTTCCCGAGATGCGATTGAATCCTTCCGCGCTGGGATGCGCTCGATGACTGACATTCTCGGATCCGGCGGGGTAACGCTTGACGAGCACCTCGACCAAATTGAGGCCGAGGAAAACAACATCCGCGCTCGCATGGCTCGCAGTGGGCTCCCGCGTTCTGTATTCGGAACTCTCACCCCTAACGGGCAGCCGGCCGATATGGTGGCGCCTACTCAAAACCCATGAGCTTCTCCCGCATTCTCTCCCGCGTTTACCATCAACCCTGGTTCATTACCGCCGGTGGGTTTGATGCCGTCCATCGCCTTGTCCAAGCCCGGCTCACGCGCATGGATGACGATGAGATGCCGGACATGAGCATGTACGCCGAGCAGCGGGAGGCAATGACAATTGACCCCAACGGAATCGCTCACATCGAAATCTGTGGCACGCTGGCAAAAGGAATTTCCGCAATCGAAAAATGCTGTGGCGCGACCGATTATGAAGACATCGAAGACGAACTTGAAGCCGCAATGGCCGCAAACGTGCGCGGCATTTGGCTGGAGATTGATTCTCCTGGGGGTGCTTGTACTGGCAATTCGGAGATCGCCGACCAACTCCAACTGATTTCCCGCAAGGTTCCCACGCTGGCATTCACCGACGGGATGGCGTGCTCTGCGGCGTACAACATTGCCGCGAGTTGCCGCGAAATTTGGGCGTCGCCAAGCGCCACGGTTGGCAGCATTGGCGCGATCATCCCTTGGGTGGACAACGGCGCAATGTGGGCCGAGGAGGGCATGATGTGGGCGCCAATAACTAATTCCGAGGGCGATCTCAAAGGAGCGATGATGGGTCCAAGCTTAACGGCAGCGCAAAACGCGTCTCTTGCTGAATATGTCCAAGACTCGTTTAACCTTTTCCGCGACAACGTTTTGCGCAACCGTAATGTGCCTGCGAGCGCAATGCGCGGACAGTGTTTTTTGGCTGGACGCGCGCTTCAGAATAAGCTTATTGACAAAATCGGGGCAGAGCAGTTAGCTTACGACCGTCTCGTTTCATTGATTTAGTGTTCGTTTGTTTCATCGTTCACCCGTCTGGTTTAACCGCCAGGCGGGTGTTTTTTTTACACGGGGTCCATAGGTATGGATCAACCCGATACCCTTGCTTCCGCGCTGGAGGCGCTCAACGCTGCCCGTGCTGATGCGCAGGCGCTCGAAATCCTCGCCGCTGAACACGCGACCACGCTCAACGCACTCAACGCGCTGACCGACAAACACCAAGAGCTAGCCGCTTCGCTGGCTGCCGCTTCAATGGCTGCCGCCGATCAAGCCGCAGTGATTGCTGCCCTCGAAGCCGAGAAACTCACCGCCTCCGAACGTGCCAACGCAATCGTCGCCAACATCGGCGTCGCTCCTGTGTCAATCGTTCCTGATGCCGCTCAAGCAAAAAGCTCTGAGGAACTATGGGCCGAGTTCAATACGCTTCCCCTTGAAGACCGAAATTCATTTTACGCAAAACATCGCGCTACTCTCACCAAATAACTCAACCCCTACTTTTCTAAGTCCTTATGTCCAATACCATTGCCGGTGTAAACCTCTCAGCGATCGCCATGGCGTCGCTGGATTCCCTAAAAGCTTTGTTTGCCAGCCTCGGCGCGTGCACGACGGATTTCTCCGCCGAAATCGCAGACCGTGGAGCAAGCATCACAACTCGCTATCCCGTAAACGTTACCGCTCAGGATCTGAGCCTTGGCTTTATTCGGACTGGCGTTGAAACGGTTGCTAAAACCATCACCCTCAGCAATTACCCTGGTTTTTGCTACGGGTTCAATGATTTGGAGCGTTCCAAGTCCTCGATCAACCTCAACGACCTATTTATTGCTCCCGCGTTGACCGCAGTCGGTCAGTCCGTATTCGGAACGATTTGGAATCTGGTGACCTCCAGTAACTTCAATTCGGTTGGCATTAATGCTGCCAACTTTGATCGCTCGGATCTTGCTGATCTTCGCGCTCGTTTGAACACGCAGGGAATGCCGCAAGAAGGCCGCGCCGTACTGCTCAATCCAACTTATTTTGCCAGCTTGCTTAAGTCCCTAAACACGGCTGAGTTTCCTGGCTTCATCCCTGAAAAGGGCGAAGGGTTTATCCCTCGCGTCGCTGGGTTTGACGTTTACGAATCCACCGAGTGCGATGCAAACGGCCAGGGCTTGGGTGGCTTTGTTTTCCACAAATCCGCGTTGCTCCTTGCTTCCCGTCGCGTCAACGCTGATGGCGCCCAGCAGATGGGTGCTGAGGTTGCTGACGTCCTTGTTCCAGGGCTAAACCTTCCTGTGCAGATGCGCCGTTTTTACGACGTGAACGCCGGAGAATTGGTTTACAGCATGGGCGTGCTGTTTGGAGCCACTGCGGGCCGCGTAGAAGCTGGCGTGCGCATCGTTGCTGAATAAACAACCACTCACACGGGGAGAGGTGGGCGTTTGCTCGCCTCTCCCTTTGTCTATCTAACTATGTCTCAAAAACTTACAGTTGTTACAAGGGATCTCGAAATCGTTTACATCGGCGACGATTACGACGCGGCCATTAAAGCGTACAAGGCCTACAACGAGCCTGGCATCATCAAGGTGTTTTGCCTAACGCGGCCCGACCGCGAGAAGCGAATCAAAATTCAGAAGAGTGAACCGCCCGCTGCAAAGTCCAAAAAATGAACTGGTTTACCATAGCCGCAGACGCCACAGACCAAGCTTTAGCCATTATGGGCGAAGAGTTTGTTTACCAGGGGCAGACGTGGCGTGGTGTTATCAATCAGACGGACACGCACGAAATCCTTGAGGCTGGGGGCTTTGCGACATACTGCACTTGCTCGATCACAATTCAGAAACGCGGATTTCCTGTGCCGGTGAAGGGCGACAAATTGACAATCGCCGGGACTCCGCTTCGCATCGTGCGCACCGCTGAACATCCTGTTTCGTGGACTCTTTACTTGGAGGATGTGTCACGATGAGCCTTGATTTGGCGATGTGCGATGCCATTCGCAACAGTTTGCAAGACGCTTTCCCAACGACCTTTGTGGGCCTGCCGCATGATAACGAGCGGATCACAATGCCTTGCATCATCCTCGACTTAAAAGGCAACTCGCTGCTCAACTCGCCGCTGTGGACAGGGCAGCTTTCCGTCGCTGTGGCGCAACAGGCTGATGACTCAACGGTTGCGCAACACATTGCATTTGTAAAAGAGGTTTCAGATTTTTTGACAAACATCGAAATCGACTCTGATGCCGTGCAACTTTACGGAATTATTTCCAAATCTTCAGACGGAAACAACACCGAGCGCCACTGGTCTACGACGCTCACATCCACAATCGGCTACGGCCCAAAACCATAATTCTTTATGCCCGCATTCGGTGTCGCAGACACATTCGGAGTCTCAGCTCCTACTGGTTACGTTCAAAGTTCAGAAAGCTCTACAGACGTGGAGGTTGCTACTATTAAAAACGCCACGGGGCAAATTGTGGAGGCAATCAAAAAGCCGCGCACACTTCAAACTGTAAGCGTAAAAACTAAAGGCAGCGCAACATTGTCGACCATCGCAATTGGCGACTTTTCTGGAATGACAATTACCTCGTCAAAATACTCGGAAACCAACGATGACTTTGGAACCTCTGAAGTCACCGGAAGCCTTTACGCATAATTTTTATGAGCACTTTTGGCATCACAAAAATCACGGGTGATTTAATTGAAAGCGTTGATCTCGAACATAAAGCAGAGATTAAACAGCTAATCACCTCAACTGGAACGCATTCCGCTGTTCGCTCCGTGGACGATTCCTATACTTTTTCGGTTAAGGGCAAAGGCACAAGTCCCGTCACCATTGGTGGAGCTGATGGGGCGCCTACAGGAGCAACGGGCAAAATTATTATCACAAACGTAACGCTTACAGAAACCAATGACGATTGGGTTGGGTTTTCCTATTCTGGAACAGCTTACCCACACGCAACTTAACCCGCAGTTTGAAATATTATGCACGTCGGACAGACCATTGAATTCATGCGGGACAACCTCCCGCCGTTAAAATCCCCAAACACCGACATTGTTGGCGCTTGGTTTACCTGTGGAGGCCAACTCCTAAAAGAAGATCCTTACGCATGGACTGTTGAAGATACGCACGACGGCCCCAGGCAAACCGTCACCTGGTGCGTGGATGGAGATGTGCCGGTGACGTTTGGATCCGAGTCGGTGACGTTTGCCGAATTTCGCAGACGCTGGATGTCAGCAACCTGGTGCGCGGAGAACCCAGACCACCCGATCAGCTATATGCGCCTATTCCGCGACAACGGCGCCAAGATGAAGACGTGGATCAAAACGCTCAAGCCCGCCGTGTTAATCCGTCGCGGAGGACGTGTTGCAGTAATTCACCCCGACCTTCCTGAAGCACGAAAAAATCAAATTCTTGCTGAATTATGAATGAAATCCACGATTTTCTTGATGGAGAAAAAACCATTGGAGGCATTCGCTTCCGCGCGTTTACGATTGGCAGCAAAGCGATCTGCGAACAAATGCGGCTCACGATGTTTACTAGTGGCGAGGTATCAGATGATGCCGGTGAGTCAGAGCGGCAATTGATCGCTTTCACTTGGTTGCATTCCGAGCCGTTGGAGAATGTGCTGACAGCGGTGCGTAATGGCACCTGTGACTCCGCCGCTCAGTGTTTTGGGTTCACGCTGCCAGTCCACATCCTGCCAGCCATTATTTCAGAAATTAACCGCATTAGCGCGGCAAGCGCTGAAGCGTCTGTTGACGTGGCCCAAAAGCCAGGCGCAGGAAAGGAAACCGCGCTGGGAAACTTGTTCGGCCTGGGCAGCTAGAATCTCTGGTTTTTGCCTTGGCCAATAATTACCATTTTACCGAGGACTTCATTTTATGGCAGCTCCCTTACCACCGCGCTCTCAGGTACATCCATGCGGCGCTCTGGTCAAATGGAGCGTGGACCGTCAAATCAAAGCCAGCTCCGAAAGCAGAATACGAGAAGCTTTTGAGCCTCGCACTGGAGGCGCAGGAAGACGATGAATCTTGAAGTTGAAGTGATTGGATCCGATAAGTTTTATCGCGCGCTAGAGATGATGGCAGTGACGTCTAAACGCACGGCTGTTGAAGTCATCAACGAAAATTTCAGGGGAGTGATTCGCAACCTTTTGGCGCTCAGTCCTCCAATGGGAGGAAAGCAAGGGGGGTTTAAGTTTGATGCCAAAGGTAAAAAAACTGGGAGCGTAGATTTTGCAGGAGGAAAAGAAAAAGGGAAATCTGCAATCTTGGCAGATTTAAACAAGGCATTCAAAACTGTGGGAAAGAAGAGCTTGCTTGCATTTTCTAATGAGCAAGAAGCACTTGGTTGGTATCTTGGCGCTCGCAATTCGCGAAAACGAATCAAAGGCGCACCTAAACGTCCCGCATCTGCGCAGCAAATTAACTTTGTGCGCAGGTCTATTTTAGACCGACAGGGAAGCTTTGCCGCGGGCTGGAGCAAAGCTGCAAATTATTTCGGCATCTCACTCCCTAAATGGATTTCCAAATGGGGTCCGGCCCACTCAAAACTAAACGTAGAGGTCAGTGAGTGGGGCTATTACCTGACAGCAATCAATGTCACATCGCATCGGGAAGCTGACGTTATTGAACGCATTACGGCAAGAGCGATTGAAATTCAAACCGGAAACATGCGCCGCCAGATTGAATCTTACGCGCAGCAGCAGGCAAAGAAAGTTGGGTTTACCGCTTAATTTATGGCCGACATCAAAATCAAATTAGGGATCGACGCGGCTGGGCTTCAACAGGGAGCACAAACGGCAAAAAAAGCCGTCAATGATTTGGTACAATCGGCAAAAAGCCAAAAGATGAGCATTGGCAAACCAGAGATGTTTGCCGCAGTCGGAATTGCCATGACAGCGGTTGCAGCAGCGGCGCATGGGATGTATTCCGCCATGGAAGCCGGGGGCGCATTGGTTGATCTATCTGCGCAGACAGGCGTTGCCATTGACAAATTGATGGTTTTACAGACCGCTTTTAGCCAGGCGGGGCTGGGAGCCGATAGCGTCCAGCCGGTGATTTCCAAGATGCAAAAAAGCATCATGGACGCAGCCAGCGGAAGCGCCGAGGCGTCAAAAAAGTTTTCAGACCTCGGCATCAACCTTTACGAACTGCAAGGACTGTCGGCCGATGAGCAGTTGCAACGCATTGGAAGTGCTATCAACGACATCAAAGATCCAGCTCAAAAATCGGCAGCGGCAATGGAAGTTTTTGGTAAAAGCGGAGCAAAGATGCTTTCGTTGTTTGCCGCTGGCGGGCTTGATGATGCGGCCGACAACCTGGGGCAGCAGGCGCGATTGATGAAAGAAAACGCAGGCGTGTTTGATCGCACAACGGACGTTTTAGGCACTGCCGGATCCAAGGTGCAAGGATTGTTTGTAGGCATGGCGTCAGCAGTCATCCCGCAGCTCATCACCGGCATTGACGCGCTCAACAAAATTGACCTGACAGGCATTGGCGAATCGCTGGGCGACGGAATTGCTATTGCCATCGAAATGATCGACCGCGCTATCGAAAAATTTAAAGCGGTGGGCGCAATGCTCAAGCCACAAACAGACATTGCAGCGCAATCCGGCGGGCAGGCATTTATGGGAATGGGCGGAATGGGCGGCCCAGGCAAAGGAATGGGCCAAATGATCGAGGAGGCTAACATTGCCAAGACCGCCCCAGAAACTCAGGGAATCTTTGCTGAATACAAAGCCGAAATCGAAAAAAAGAAAGCCGCAGCAAAAGCAAAATACAAAACCGAAGAACCTCCGCCTCCTGAGGGTTTTACAATCGGAGGCGCCAAAGGTGCCAACGTTGACATCTCCTCAACTCTTAGTAGTCTAACCAAGGTCGGCGGGGCGTCTGGCGGTATGGGCGGAGGCATCGTCCAGGATCAAGCCGCGTGGCAATCCGTGCGGGTTCAGGAGTCAATTTTGGATTATACAAAGCAGCTCCTCGAAATCGTCAAGGGTGGAAACCAAGATCTCGGAATCACTTCTGGTGGCGGGGGGATGGTTTTAACAGCTTAAAAATTATGGCAACGGAAACACAAATCGAAGTCAGTCGTGACCCCACGGGGCTAGTCACGCGGACAGTCACAAAGCAGGCATTTGCATGGGAGGATCCGTCTGAAGATTGCCGCAGTTATCGCGTCAATCAAAATGACGGAGTGGTTACTATTGTCGAAGAGTTTTTCGACGCAATGGATCCTGTTTATCAACTCGACGTTTCGACAACGACAGAGCCAATCGAAAGTCATCCGCACTTTTCAACGCTTGACCCTACAGACAGATCAAACTGGCGCAGATGGACGCAAAACAGCCAAGACCCTGCCCTTAATGGGTGGGACCCAAAAGACAGCGCAGTGGAGCTTATCCAATTTCTTTACTTCCTTTGGCAGAGGTCAATCACTTCATATTTTGCGCCTCGTATTGTTGTAAAATGCACAACACTTGAAGACACTGAACCTAATGCTTCGGAAGTTGGGAAAATTAGCGAAACGGGGTGGGGTGGCAATGTGGGGGCTGTTAATTTTGTGTTGATTGGATTGTCGGCGCAGCAAGAAGGCGTGAAATATCGCGTAACACGCGAATATCTCGGCAGTGCTAATGGCACAGTTTGGGAACCATCAATCTACGCATAATGGATTTACCAGTTTTCCGACGCGGGCTAGAACTTGTCTCTTTACAACTCAACAAGCTAAGTAACTCAATTCGAGCAAGCACAATTACAAGCGTGATTGGAGGCAGCCTGTCCTGCACTCCTGGAGGGACGACGCTAGTTATTGACCGGCAACCAGGCGGGTCGTCATCGGCTGCCACGCAATGCCCGTTCCGGGTCACTGACATTTCAGAAACTCCAGAAGGCGGCGGGCAGGCTGTTTTAAAACTGAACGTAAAATGCGAAGAAATTCAGGCATTTTCTAGCGGTGATTTCCATTGCTGGCCTGACACGACAAGTCCCGAAGAGCCAAACTTTGTAATTAAGAATATTCCTCAAAATGAAGAGGCGTGGTACGGTATTTATTTGCAAATAATTGTCGACCAACGGCAAAACTTGCTTATAGACGGGCAAACCAAAAAGCTTCCTAAAATCGTGTTTCTTAATCGCTGGGCTGAATCAACTAGCACAGAGATAATGGTTTACCTCGCGGGGGTGAACGTTGGAAAAAACGAAGCCAACAATTATTACTTTTCAAACATTGAAAACGCGTGCCCCATTGTTGAACTTCCTGTTTTGCCTGGATGTCCATTTTTGGTCGAAAAAAACTCCCCAAATTTTCCAGCGGATCTGCTTAAGGTTGACATCCGCAGTTATAAAATTGCCGGAAATTTTCCCACAGGGATGGAAGGGGAGGCGACCTACTCAATTGAAATTGAAGAAAACAGTAATTACTGGTATTTGTATTGCGTTTTGGTTGTTGAAAACGGGAACATTATCCCCGGCGAAGACAACGTCACATTTGGTCTTTATGACGACGTGCAAATCTCAACGGATACGGTCGTTTATTTCTTAATCGCAGAAATCCAAACAGGGTACGACGCGGATAGCAATCGAGTTGTGGAGTATATTTATAATTACTGCACGCTACCTTTTGTGGTACCGATCCCTCCTTGCCCGTTTCGCCTAACCAATGGCAGCACAGACACTAAGGAGCAAATTCAAGTTGCGTTTGGCAAGGTTGATAGCTATGTCCCAAAAGGGATGCCGGTTCCTCCGGCGGTTACGCCACCGCTTTTGATTGAGATTTCTCAGAAGAGTTTCATCTATTGCGCTCTCACTTACGACGCCACGACATTTACCATTGCAGGCACAGACAGCATTGTGTTTTCCGCCGAGGCAACGACCAAGGCAAACACGGATTTGATTGAATATGTGCTGGTTGGAACCGTTGAGTGGGACGAGGAAAAGGGCAAAATAAAAACAATATCGAGCGCATGCGCGGCGATTGTGCCAAACCCGTGTGCGTTGAATTGGAGTACTCCGGCGTAAGTTATGAACTGCTATGAGTTTACAGCGCTTGATGGCCTGACGCTGACTTTTGCAATGATTCAAGATTCTGGGTACGAAGGGACGCAAACAAACACCTCAAGACGCCCAAACACCCGCACTTGTCTAAGATGCAAAAGTCGTTATACGCCGCAAGACGAACCGCATTTTCCCGCACCGCCAAGAAAACACAACGCCTGCTCGCAGGCTGAATATGCCGCGCTTGCGGTTCGGAATGGGGCAACTTGCTTTCGGTTTACAACTGGAAAAATGCCATGGGCTGACACTCAAACAATAACCGGCCCAGACGGAAGCGTTTGCGAATTGTCATGGCGTCCTAATCGGTTTTCATTTCGCCGATATCCGCCGCGTCTAAAACCATGGGACGAGCAAGACCCGTATTACCCTGGGGCTTTGCGGCAATACAACGCCTTTAAATCGCACGGCTTTTTGCAATTTTCAATGTGGCTGCAAAATACAGTCTATTACAACGAGCAAGGCCCTGAGGTGATTTTTAACAATTGCGAAGACGGCACAATTGGATATTTTTCGAACGACTACCTTGATAATCCCGGTGCTCCAGCCGTCACACTTGGAGTCAGTTTTTTATGAAGATTCCCGCTTGGCTTGCCAAAAAACGGCACGACATCTGTCACGTTTGCCAGCAAGCATTGGGGTGCGCTGGCAAATTCACAATGCTTGACTCATCGCCAGACTGCCCGCTTGACAAATTGCCGCCGCTCAGCGATGAATTGACGTGGGCCAAAGCTTGGCCGCAAGATGTCCCAGCCATCTCAGGCTGCTGCGATAGGATGGGCTAATTTTTACTAGCCCCCTAATAGTAATGACTCCCGCGCAAACATCTGGCTCAATTATACGAGGCGCGGACTATGCTCTGGGGTTTCATTTTCTGGACGCTAGCGGTGCAAAAATCAGCCTTGCCGACTACACTTTTTCGGCTGTTTTAAAATCCACGGCGGGAACTCTTATTGCGACGCCTACAGTGGCCGCTGAAGGGGTTGATGGCTGCATCCGCATCACTCACTCGACGACTGCCGCACTGGCCCCACAGCGGGCAACCTTGGCGCTTTTTGTTTCTCGCATTTCCGACGGCTTTCAATTTCAAGCCATTTCTTCAAGGATTACCATTTTATGAGTTGCGCATCCGAATGCGGCATCGTTGCCGTCGAACTTTTGACTGGCATCCCTGGGCCGACTGGGCCAACTGGGCCGCAGGGACCTCAAGGGGCTCCAGGCGATTTAACCTCACTCAGTGGAGACGTTGAGTTGTCCGTCGGCGAGTTTGGCTCGGTCGCAACCGTCACTGGTATTCAAACAATCCCGGTTTCGGAAGTCGCCCCCACTGGCACTCAGTTTTTGCAATACAACGGGATCCGCTGGGTTCCAACAACTTTTGACGCAGGCACCTACTAGTTTTTTATGAGCAACCCGATCATTCCCAAGCGCAACATTATCGCCACTAGCGAGTTAGCGCCAACCGCTGGCGTGTTGGCCATTGCCGAGCTTGCAGTCAACACGCAGACAAATCGCGTTTACCTAAAAGGCAACGCTGGCGTTTTTGAGGTCGGCCAGGACAAGGTTGCCACATCCCAGCTCACGACGCTCAAAGAGGCTGGCAAGGTGCCGGTGCTTGACGGCGTTGGCTACCTCTCCACCGCGCAGATTGCCGCGCTCAACACGACGCAGCTTGCCTGCTTGACGACCGGCGCACTGGCAAACCTAGTGCCGCAACTGGGCACCGACGGTAAAATCTCTTCCGCGCAGTTGCCGCCTATCGTGACCGGCGCTCTGGTTTACAAGGGCGCTTGGGTGCCCAACACAAACCCAGTCCTTGTAAGCGGTACTGGCACAAAAGGCGATTACTACATCGCCACCGCAAACGCAACCATCGCTCCCGTGGACGGCCACGCTAAGATCTTGGCGGGCGACATGATGGCCTACAACGGTGTTGCCTGGGATCTTTTACACGGCGCAACCTCTGAGGTTATCAGCGTTAACTCTCAACTTCCGATTAACGGGGACGTTACACTGACCGCCGCCAATGTTGGAGCAGTGGCGACATCCGCGCTGACGACCGCAGCAGTGGCGTCTGGCGTCCCGCAGTTGACCGGCGCAGGCAAACTCTCGACCTCGCAACTCATTGCCGCAACGACCTCCGAGTTTGGCTCCATCAAGGTTGGCACCGGGCTGGCAATTGACGGCAATGGAGTCCTCTCGGCCAACGGCGACGGCTACACGCTACCAACCGCAACCGCGTTTGTCCTGGGAGGCATTAAAGCGTCGGCATCTATTGACGTTGACGGTGTGACTGGCGTGGCAACCGTGGCGACTGCCGGAGTTTACTAATCGCATTTATGGCATTCCCGATCATCCCCAAACTCAACTCGGCCCCCGGGGCTGGCGCACCGGCAACGCTGACCCTCGGGGAGTTGGCCGCAAACCGCTCGACAGCTAAGCTCTACATGGGCACCGACACGGGGGTGCAGGAGTTGGCGTTTGCGGGGAGTTTGGGCGGAACTGCCACCAGCACTTTTACGGCAGCGGGTGGCACGTCATTTGCCCCGCTGAATGGATATACGACCACCAACGTCAACGCTTACCTGGTTAGCGTCGGCGGGATCGAGCAGCGCCCCACAGTCGACTGGACAATCTCATCTGCGGCTGGTGGGACTGTCATTTTTGCCACTGCACCGCCCTCTGGCGCGACAATCATCGTGCGTGCCGTAGTCGCTGGCTCTGGTGGAGGCAGCGGTGGCACTGACATTGGGGGCCGCGCATGGTCTAGTGCAGCGACGTACACCGAGGGTGATTTGGTCGCCACGGACCAGACCAGCACATGGATCTGCATCCAGGCTGACAACACCAACCACGAGCCATCAGCGTCGCCGCTATGGTGGGCGAGGATGCCTGCCAGTGCGGTGCAGTTACAGTTTCGCCCGCTTGCTGAGACAGCGCCAACCGATGGGCAGGCGATTGTCTGGGACAACGCCAACACGACGTGGAAGCCGGGGACTGTAAGCGGCGGCGGCGGAAATGCCACGCAGCTTCAGGGGCGCAACATTGCAACAACAGCGCCAACGGCTGGGCAAGTTTTAGGCTGGAACTCAACGACGTCAAAATGGGAGCCAACCGGCGGGGGCGGGACGGTTACTTTTAATACGGTTGGAACGCATTACTGGAGTGTGCCAGCCTCTACGCGCTACGCTCGGGTGCAAATCACAACACCAGCAGGCACGGCGGGGACTAACGGGCAAGGAACAGATGGAGAAAATGGTGGCGATGTAGAGCAAGGCGCTCCAACAGTTGGCGCAAACGGAACGGATGGAAGCGGATCAGTGGGGACTGTTGGCAAATCAATCACTTTTAATGGGCAGCTTTTCTCTGGCGGCACCGCCGGACAAGCTGGGAGCATTGGATATGGCGGCGGCGGCGGAGGAGGTTTTGTTATTTCGTCGCAACTTTTTTACGCTGGGGCTGCTGGAAATGGACCTCTTGCTGGACAAGGCGGCGGAACCTACAATTTTAATAATTTTGCAGGCGGGGCTGGCGGAGGAACTGCAGCCGCGGGGCAAGATGGGGCAAGCCAAGGCGGAAGCACTGGATGCGCTGGAGGAGGAGGCGGCGGGGATTCGGGAAG